AAAAAAAACCAGAGGTAAAATCCGAATTGGATAGAATTGATTCGAGACTATACCCCGCATATTTGGGAGTAATGGCAATCAATGATTTTCTCTACTTCAGTATGGAACAGATGATTGAACAAATGAGTGCAACGGGAAACGGAGTTGCTGGAAAAGTAGAATTACAAGATGCCGATGAAGAAGATGGCGATGAAAGTGGAGGTGAAGAAAAACCAGACACCAAAATTGTTGCTGAAGGGTTAATATTCCCAATTTTGACACATGAAATTATCAAAGGTGTGAAAGCTGCTAATGCTAGATTTGGTCTTCCTACCGACCCGAGTATGAGAGAAAAAGTAAAATCCCAAGTCGATATTTTATCAAATGAGCCTATGCAACTACGTATTGGACCTGAGGTTGTTGAAAAAATAAGATTTTCTCTTCCTGATAAAATGTTTGATGAATCAAACAAGGGGTTAATAAACTGGTTTGAAATTCAATTATACCAAATTCCCGCTCAAGAATTTTTGGAAATTATAGGTAATGCTATTTCTGAGGATAAATCCAAACAGGAAAAGGCAACTAAAAAATTCGAGGAAATCATGAAAGAAGCCATGGAATTGAAAAGAGAATATGAAGATTATCAAGAGGACCAAGGTGATGAAGGTAAAAGTGGCGATGACGAAGATGATGATTTAGATGATTTCTTGGGAAGTTTGGGAATATCGAGACCCAAATAATTTTCTGTGACTAAAGAACAACTAATTATCGAAGGGACCAAATGCATAAGGAATACTCCGTATGCATTAAAAACTTATTTACAAACTTATGATAATACTGTATCAAAATACGTCCCATTAGACCTTTTTCCAGACCAAATTCGTTTAATACAAGATTATGACGAGTTCAATGAGAATATAGCCCTAAAATATAGACAAGCTGGTGTTTCTACTGTCACCGCTGCTTGGGCGTCGAAAAAATTGGTCTTTGCAAAAAAACAAAAACCTGAAAAAATTCTGATTATTGCTAACAAACTCGACACTTCCGTTGAAATGGCTAATAAAATTAGAAATTTCACAGAACAATGGCCTGCTTGGGTTGGAGTTGGATTTTCAGTAGATAAAAATTCTCAAAGGCATTTCAAATTAACAAACGATTGTGAGGTTAAAGCAGTTGCGACTTCAAAAGATGCTCTTCGAGGATACACCCCAACAATTTTGATTTTTGACGAGGCCGCGTTCATAGAAGCAGATAATGATTTTTGGTCAGCTTGTATGGCCTCCCTTTCGACTGGTGGTAAGGTCATTGTTGTGTCCACTCCAAATGGTTACGACCAAATATATTACGATATATATGACCAAGCGCTCAGAGGAATGAATGAATTCAAAATCTCCGAGATGTTTTGGTATAGAGACCCGAGATATACTAGAGATTTATACATGGTAAAAACCACTGATTTAGTTCATTTTTTATTGAATAGGGAAGATTATCCTCAAGATATCATAGTCGATTTATCAGTTAACAATCCATATGAGAGAGACCACGCAATAACAACCGATTATATATCCAAAGGATATAAGCCTTGTTCGTCTTGGTTTGAGAGTATGGTGAAGAAATTGAAGTATGATAGAAGAAAAGTTGCACAGGAATTGGAGTGTAATTTTTTAGGTTCTGGTGATAACGTTTTTGAGCCCGAACTTATGAGAAACATCTCACACAATCAATTAAGGGAACCTTTAGCGAAAATGATGGGAGGTTCACTGTGGATTTTCAAAGAGGTCGAAAATAATCACAAGTATGTCATGGGTGTGGATGTGTCGAGAGGAGACTCTGAGGACTTCTCATGTATTGAAATTATCGACTTTGATACTCGTGAACAAGTATTGGAATACGTTGGAAAGGTACCACCTGATGTCATAGCAGACATTGCGTATAAATGGGGTTCGATGTATAATGCTTATTGTGTGATTGATATTACGGGTGGTATGGGAGTCTCTACTGCAAGAAAGATGCAAGAAATGTCATATTCTAGTGGACTTTATGTAGACAATATAGACCCCTCAAAAAAATGGAAATGGGACCCCAAACTAAACGAAAAAATACCAGGAATAAATTTTAACTCGAAGAGGGTTCAAATCATATCAGCATTTGAAGAGGCATTAAGACATGATTTCAAGGTCTATTCAAATCGTCTATATAATGAAATGAACACTTTTATATACATTCACGGAAGACCTGACCATCAAAAGGGTCACCATGATGATTGTATTATGGCTATGTCTATGGCGATTTATGTTGGTGAAAAGAATTTTCAGTCCATACAGAAAGTTGTGAACCACACCAAGGCAATGTTAAATTCATGGACTAATATTAGCCACGAAAACAAAAACTCATCTGAATTCTTTAATCCTATGGTACCCCAAATGGGACGTTATAACTCACACAAACCTGGTCAACCCTCAAGAAGTGACTATCAAAAATATGGGTGGTTATTTGGAGTAAAATAACTATTTATATTATCTTGGTATCAAGTAAAATTGTAAAATGAGTGAACAGAATCTAACGGTATGGCAACGGTTATCGAAAACCTTTGGTCCGAATTCCCTTCTCAATCAAGATTATCCTATCTATAAGTTTGATAAGAAAGAACTTCTTAGAACGAAAAGTAAAGATGAATATGATAGGGAAAAATTACAGGCTCAACAGAGTTATTATATTGCAAATCAGTGGGCTAAAGTCGAAAACAATTTATATTCTCAAGCAATTTATTATGAACCATCGAGACTATCTGCTCAATATGACTACGAATCTATGGAGTATACTCCTGAAATTTCAGCAGCTTTAGACATATATGCTGAGGAGTCTACAACACCAAATGAGGATGGATTTATTCTACAGATTTATTCCGAATCCAAAAGGATAAAAGGTGTGTTAGCAGACTTATTCAACAACTCTTTAGACATCAATACCAATCTTCCAATGTGGACAAGAAATACCTGTAAGTACGGTGATAATTTTGTCTATCTCAAATTGGACCCAGAAAAAGGGGTTGTAGGATGTCAACAATTACCAACTATAGAAATAGAACGTAGAGAGGTGGGTGTAAGCCAAAAAATTACGATAGAGCCTGAAAAACCTGAAGACAGAAAAGCGCTTCACTTTGATTGGAGTAATAAAAATATGACTTTTCAATCATGGGAAATTGCTCACTTTAGACTACTTGGAGACGATAGAAGATTACCTTATGGAACTTCGATGTTAGAAAAGGCTAGAAGAATTTGGAAACAACTATTATTGTCCGAAGATGCAATGTTGATTTATCGTACATCAAGAGCTCCTGAAAGAAGAATTTTTAAGGTTTTTGTTGGAAATATGAACGATGACGATGTTGAGGCATATGTACAACGTGTTGCCAATAAATTTAAAAGAGAACAAATTGTAGATAGTAAAACGGGACAAGTAGACATGAGATTTAATCAGATGGCGGTGGACCAAGATTATTTTGTACCCGTGAGAGACCCAGCAGCTCCAAGTCCAATTGATACTTTAGCTGGTGCACAAAATCTATCTGAAATTGCTGATATTGAATATATTCAGAAAAAACTTTTAACAGCTCTAAGAGTACCTAAAGCCTTTTTGGGGTTTGAAGAAGTTGTCGGTGATGGTAAGAATTTGTCTTTACAAGACATTCGTTTTGCTAGAACTATAAATAGGATTCAGAGAAGTATGCTCCAAGAACTTAACAAAATTGCAATTGTTCATTTGTTTTTGTTAGGTTTCGAAGATGAGTTGGAAAATTTTACTTTAGGTCTTACAAACCCTTCAACTCAAGCAGACCTACTTAAAATTGATGTTTGGAAAGAAAAAGTTTTGCTTTACAAAGATTTGGTTTCAGACCCAGGGAACGGTATTTCTGCCAGTTCTTCCACTTGGGCTAAAAAACATATTTTTGCTTGGTCAGATGATGAGGTTAAAACGGATTTACAACAACAGAGAATTGAAAGAGCTGTAGGTGAAGAATTGAAACAAACACCAACAGTGATTTCTAAAACTGGTTTTTTTGATAATATCGACAAACTTTATGGCTCATCAACAGGAGCAACACCATCAGCCGGAGCTGAGACAACACCTGGTGGGGAAGAAACTTTAGGAGGTTTACCTGGTGTAGAATCGACACCTCAATCACCAGAATTGGCTCCTCCTGAGACACCTGAGACAACAACACCTTCTGATACGGCAATTACTCCTGAGTCCAAACAAAAAGACATGAATATTTTAGTAGAAAGTGATTTGATAGAAGGTAAACAGGTAATAGATTTGGGACACGGACAAAAATCTTTAGGAAAAATTTCTGAAGAATTAAATAAGTTGTTGAACTCTTAATATTTATTTTAAAAGTAGATAGAATGACATTTGGTCAGTTAAAATCAATTATAGAGGAGAATTTACTAAACTCTTATAAAAATGAAGCAGAATTTAAAAAAACTCTTAGAGAGTTTAAAGGGAACGTTTTGAAAAATAAAAAGTTCTCGAAATTATTTTCTGTATATGAACAACTCTCAACTCCACAGGGATTATCTGAAAAAGAGGCAGATATTTTTTTAAATGAAGGATTGAATTTGATTTCCAAGATTATTCATTCTATTAAGATGCCTTATTCAAAATATACTCCTGAAACTAATTCATACGTTGACATTGACAATTTGGTCTACACCACAAAACATAATATTACAGAAAGAATTCAATCCAAAAAAAGTATTATAGGTTTATTGATGAGTGAGCCCAAAAGGGATAATGACCCTGTAAAAATTCCACTTAATTCGATGGTAAAAATTGCAAATCAAACCTTGGAAAATTATATTCAATCGATGGATTCAGGAACTAAAAAACTTTTTTTGGAAGTTATCAAATCCGAAAAAGATACTCTGGAAAAGCAATATTTATCGTTAAAGGAAACCACTATCGAAAAACTTAATAATTTACTTTCTGAACAAGATGAATCTGAAATGAAAACTAAAATTTCAGAAACAATCGAAAAACTACATAAAGAGAATTTTTCTCAAATCAATTATGTAAAATTAATCTCCTTAGAAAACGGATTATAATCCGTTTTTCTTTTTTTCAATATAGATTGCTTTAAGTAATTTTTTTCTTTTTTTTACAGACTTTTTTTCAAATTCTTTCCGTTCATTCAGAATTTGGTTCTGTTTTGTTTTGATAACTTTATTCTTGAGTTGTTTGAGAGATTTTTCCAGGTTATCGTTATTTTTTATTTCTATTATCAACATATTAGATATAAATATTGTTTTTTGATTCATTTTTGACTATTGGAAAAACTACTCGTATTTTTATAAAAATAAATTAAATGTAATATGAGTATCAATGAAAAAAGGAAAAAGCGTCAAATTAAATCTTTTCAATCCAATTAAATCTATGTATGGAACAGTTGATTCCAAAAACTTAAAATCAATTTTTATTAACATTCAGTCTTGGGTCACACCCATACAAGAAATGGAAAATTGGAACAGAATTGTAAATAACCTAAGTAGACAAATAAAACACTCAGTGTACGATTCTAACAAATCAGAATTATTTTTAACGAAAACAATAATTGATTTGGACTTAAGAGTAAGCGGGATATCTACAGGAAAAAAATCTTTTTTTAATTTGGAAGTCAATTTATTTGCAAATGAAGAATTGAATTTCAAATCAGAAAATCTGAAAAAACAAATTAAAATAATCATCAAATCAATTTACCGAAATAATATTGAAAAGAACTCTTATTTTACTTTCTCAAAGTCTAAAAAATAATTAAGATTACAATTCTGTATATTTATTTGAAAATAAAGGATGAAACAATTAAGAATATTAGAAGCTCATGAACTTGGTCATGGAATTTTGATAGAAATGGACGCAGGGTATATTAATCCCCATGATTCACTTAATCTTCAACTAATGGAACAAGCAAAAAAAATGGATTTCAAAAATCCGTTTGAGTTTTATGCAGTTCTACAAAAATACGATACTGCTAATCGTAATGGAAGATTTTATCCAGAAAAAATTCTGAAAAGAGAAGCTGAAAGATATAAAAAAATAATACAAAAAGGTTTGTCAACATCAGAGCTCAACCACCCTGAATCTTCCTTGATTGATTTAGATAGAGTATCGCATCTGATTACAGACATTTGGTGGGATAAAAACATATTGATGGGTAAATTAAAACTGTTGACAAGTCCAGGATTTCACGAGTCAGGGGTTGTTTCTTGTAAAGGAGACATTGCAGCGAATCTAATGAGACAGGGTGTTACAATGGGGGTTTCATCCCGTGGCGTCGGTTCGCTCAAAAAAGTCGGTGAGAGAAACGAGGTACAAGAAGATTTCGAGTTGATATGTTTTGATTTAGTTTCATCACCCTCAACTCCAGGGGCATATTTGTTCTCAAACGTTGATGAAAGGGGTCAATATGAGGAAAACTTAGAAGAAGAAAAAAAATCCAAAACAGAAGGTCAAATAGACAAATCTATTGATTTAATGAAAAAACTCACCGATTTTTTGGGAAAATAATTCTATGGACCAAAAGTATTTCGTAGCTAAAATTCAGTATGAACTTACTGATGAAACAACAGGTAAAATTAAAAAGATTAGAGAAGAAAAATTAGTTAAAGGTTTTTCTGTCACAGATGTTGAGGCAAAAGTAACCAAAAGATATGAAACTTTTTCGTATGATTGGAGAATAACATCAGTATCTGAAAGTAAAATTGATGAAGTAATTGAAAAGTAAAAGAGTGGTAAAACCACTCTTTTTCATTTTTGGAATATTTATTTATAAAAAAACATGGCATTTTATTTAACAGGATATTACGTTACTCGAGACTCAGAGGATACTCAAGTAGCAATTTTTTACCTGAATAGTTATAGGGATTTAGATGCTTGGCAAAATAATACAGGCAATACAATTAAAGTTACACAGATACCCAACTCAACAATGGACATAAAACAGGCTATTGCAGGACAAAGTTACAGAGTGAACCTTACAAATAGAGATGGGGCCACCGATAATTATTACATGATTACAGACAGTTGGAGCGAAGTAAGTGGTATGATAGACCAGCGAATAAGGAAAGGAGATACATTTAACTCAACTACTAGACAAACTTCTGAGTTTTTCGACTTAACCAACTAAATTTATAACCATCAGAAAATCAACTTTTTTATAATTCGATAATATTTATTAATTAAATCAATAAAAATTCTTATGCAAGAAAATAAAAATTTAGTAGAAGAGGCTCTTATTCAAATGAAAAACGTTGAAGAAGCTATAGCCGAAAATGCAAAAGGAATACTTGCTTCTACAATGAAGGAAGAAATCAACCAATTAGTAAAAGAATCTCTTTCTGAACAAGATGAGATTGACATCGATGATAAAATGGATATGCCCGATTCCGATGAGGAAGACGACATTGACATAGATGTCAAAGATGACATGACGGGTGACATGAGTATGGAACTCGACATGGATGCTGAGGAAACTCCAATCGATTTGACTGGAGCATCTGATGAGGAAATTTTAAAAGTCTTCAAAGCTATGGGAGAAGAGGATGGAATTATCGTAACAAAAGACGATGAAGAAATTCAACTCACAGATAATGAATCTGATAGTGAGTATATCATCAAGCTCAAAGAGTCAAAATCAAAAATCAATGAAGACGATGCGATTGCTAAAATCGTAGACGACATCTTCAATTCTCCTTCATCGGGAGATGAGGAGGAAAAAATTGATTTTTCTAAATTAGACTCTGATGAAGGGGATAACATGGAAATTGACATGGATTCTGAAGAGGAGATGATGTATGAAATCACACTTGACGAAGATGACAATGAGGATGAAGAAAACGAATCGACGTTATACGAAGAGGATGACGAAGATGAAGAAAACGAATCGACGTTATACGAAGAGGATGACGAAGATGAAGAAAACGAATCGACGTTATACGAAGAGGATGACGAAGATGAAGAAAACGAATCGACGTTATACGAAGAGGATGACGAAGATAACGAATCTATTGTCGAAGAAGGAAGTTATGATGAATCATTAGAAGAAGCATACAATCACAAGAAAGCGATTAAACCTAAAGGTGTTGGAATTGGCACTGGTCCCAAATTTTCTTACAAAGCTACAAAAGGTGGGTTTGATGAAAAAAAGAAAGAAGGTCCAAAATCTGTCGGAACAGGTAAAGCAAAATTCGAATACAAGAAGGGTGCTAATATGGAAGATAAATCAAAAAAAGTTGAAACTAAAGAAGGTCGTCAGGGATATAATGACAAAGAAGATGAAAAATTGGGGATGAAACATGGTAAAACAGCTATGAAACACCTCAAGGGTTCACATTCTGAAAAAGAAAAATCTCGTAGAGATGATGCAAGTTTCGAAAAAAGAGAAACTAAAGAAGCTGCTAGAACATATGGTATGGGTTCAAAAGAGGGTAGAGGTCTGAGAAAAGGCATCACTAACAATAGAAATTATACATATGGTCCTAACGGTGTTAAAGTGGAGTCTCTTGAAGCAGAAGTTAGTATGTTGAGAGAAAAAAATGAAGAGTATAGAAAAGCTCTGAATTTATTCAGAGAAAAACTAAATGAGGTAGCTATTTTTAATTCAAATTTAGCTTACGCTACAAGACTTTTCACGGAACATTCAACAACTAAAAAAGAAAAAATTAATATCCTCAGAAGATTTGATTCTGTTGAAACTTTGAAAGAGTCAAAGTCTCTTTACAAGTCAATCAAAGATGAATTATCTACTGTTGAAACTAAATCGGTTACTGAATCCGTAGAAAAGTTAAATACCACTGTATCTTCAGGTTCAGCAATCAATCTTATCGAGTCAAAAACTTATGAAAATCCTCAATTCTTGAGAATGAAAGATTTAATGACTAAGATAAAATAATATATAAACAAAAACTAAAATACTCAAAAAATGGGAGCATTATTAGAATCAGGTCTAGTTGGTAACATCGGTCTTAAGCACCTTAAAGTTATCAAAGAAGACACAATCACAAAATGGGACAAATTAGGATTCTTAGAGGGTCTTAAAGGTCACATGAGAGAGAACGTAGCACAGCTCTATGAAAACCAAGCTAGCTATTTAATCAATGAAGCAGCGACTACATCTGATACAGGTGCATTCGAAACTGTGGTTTTCCCTATCGTTAGAAGAGTTTTCTCTAAGTTGTTAGCTAACGATATCGTATCTGTACAAGCTATGAACTTACCAATCGGTAAATTGTTCTACTTTGTACCTAACATTCAAAACTACGAAACAGGTGGTAGTCAAGATGACAACACAGGTATTCATTTCAAACCAGTAGGCGCACCAAGTGGACCTACAGACCCTAATGTGGGATATGATTTCAACACAGGGAGAGATTTGTATGACAGATTTTATGAGGGTAATGAACCAGCTTTAGACCCTCCAGGTTTGTACGATTATTCCAAGGGGCAATTCTCAGCTATTACAGGTACAGCAGTAACTGCAGTTTGGAATAACACAACATTAGATTTAGCTGTGTCAGGTTATGGCACTGATAACTACAGAAAAGTGCTACTTATCATGTCAGGTTTCGCATCTGATGGCGCTGGTAAACTTATCGGTCCTGATGGTCAACCAATGGATAACGAGTCTTTCTTAGCTGACCTTACTCTCTACGGAAGTACAACAGCAACTAACACAACAACAGGTGTTGGTAGAAACGTTGGACCATACCTATTTAGAGTAGTTACTCAAAGATATGGTAAAGGTATTGTTCAGTATGGCAATAACAATGCTGATGCACTTTTCCCTGGAAGTAAAACAGGAGGTGGTCAGTATGATGACCTTTGTACTCCTGATGGAGAAATTTATTTGGAAGTAGACCTTCAAGTTCCTTGTTGCGTAAGTTGCACAGGATGTATCGATGGTTATACAGGTTCAACTTTTTCTTCAACTACAGCTAACAACCAAGCTTTCACACCTGTTTACAGAATTTACAAGAATTTGGAATTCGAAGACAGAATGGGTGAGGTTTCATTTGACCTTATGTCAGTAACAGTTTCTGTGACTGAAAGAAAATTAAGAGCTCAATGGTCTCCAGAAATGGCTCAAGACGTTGCGGCATTCCACAACATTGACGCAGAAGCTGAATTGACAGCTTTATTGTCAGAGCAAGTTGCGGCTGAAATCGATAGAGAAATCTTAAGAGACCTTAGAAAGGGTGCGGCTTGGAACTTGAGATGGGATTACAACGGTTGGAAGAGATTAGGTACAAACGCTGTTCCTTATACTCAGAAAGACTGGAACCAAACGCTCATCACTGCTGTCAATCAAATTTCAGCTCAAATCCACAAGTCTACCCTCAGAGGTGGCGCTAACTGGATTGTTGTATCCTCTGAAATCAGTGCAATCTTTGATGATTTGGAATATTTCCACGTTTCAAATGCTGCTCCTGAACAAGACCAATACAACATGGGTATCGAAAGAGTTGGTACTTTAGCTGGTAGATATCAAGTGTATAGAGACCCTTATTTCCCACCAAACCAAGTGTTGTTGGGTCACAAAGGAACGTCTTTGCTTGACACAGGTTACATCTACGCACCATATGTACCTTTACAACTTACACCTACAATGTATAACCCATTCAACTTCACACCTATCAAGGGTATCATGACTAGATACGCTAAGAAAATGGTTAACAACCGTTTCTATGGTAGAATCACGGTTGATGGTGTTAGAACATTTGATTTGAGAGAGTTAAGATAATATGGTCTAACCTTAATATAAAAGGGTCCTTCGGGACCCTTTTTTTATTTCTTTGGCTCTGAATTAAATGTAAGTGAATTTACTATTGATAATGATTTTGAAATAATTTCAGTCTCATTCATAGAAAATATTCCTTGAGAATATGCAAACTCCAAACTTTTGTTAATAAAAATTAATGATTGTTCGTAAGTAAGATTATCAATCAAATTTCTCAAGTCTTTATCAGATTTATAACCTATAGATGAGAATAAATTGCCTTTAAGTTCTGATTGTGAATTATCCATCAGTTAATATATTTATTAATGTACAAAATATATGAAAAAAAAACATATAAATGAAGCAACTGGTTCAGGTAATAGTGGTAAATTCAAAGTGCCTTTGGTTTTAGCAACCCGAACATGGGATAAAGAACAAATAAGCCCATTCAAGGATAGTGTTTCGAAATATCTTAGTTCAACTAATTCATATGACAGCTATGACGGAAATATGGAGCGGTCAAAAAAAATTATTAGTCAAAACGAAAAAAAGGCTAAAAAAAAAATCGCAATTATAAAAAAAATGGAAAATAAAAACTCGAAAGTAGATGAAACCTTTATTAAAGAAGATTTAGCGGTTTGGTTTGGTACAAAGAAAAAACCTAGAGGAAGCAAACAACCTGTAGGTCCTTGGGTAAATATATGTAGAAAAAAAGAAGGTGGAGGACATCCCCCTTGTGGAAGACCTGAAGCAAGTAGTAAGGGATATCCTAAATGTAGAGCGAAGGGTGTAGCTTCAAAAATGTCTGATTCACAAAAAAGGGCTGCTTGTTCTCAAAAAAGAAGAGAGGAGAAAAAAGACCCCAAGATTGGTACAGGGAACAAACCAACAATGACATCATACAAAGCGAGAAAAGAATCGCTCGAAAAAACTATTAGAAATATACTTAAAGAAATATATGAACCAAAAAAATTATATCCAGTAGAATCTGTGTACATGGGAATTACTAATGCACCTAGAGAACTAAAGCAAATTGTATCCACATTAAAACCAATTCCTTGTATAAATGACAAAGGTGAAAAAAGGTCATGTTTTAGAATTCCTGAAGTTTTGTATGTATACTTTTCAGGAAATTATTGATTTATTTTCAAAAGTATGTCTTTCAAAGAGTGTTGAATGTTATTATTGATTTCCGATTCTAAATTCTCTCGTCTTTTTTCAACCTCCAAGTCAAAAGTTTCCAACAAATTGGAATATAATTCCGTGTTTTCTATGTAAACATTATAACTATACACGTGATTGATTATATGAATTGTAAAATTGTTTATAACAATAAACATGCTATACTCCTCATTTTCAATTATACGTTTCGTTGATTTCGGCGTGTAATTTAAGTTTGAGGAATTACGAGAAATCAATTGATTGCAAATTTCAACTGAATATTGTTCCTCCTGTGTGACCGGTGGTCGTGGGTCAAATTTTTCTTTTAGAGCTAAATAGACTTTATATAATAATTTTGGTATATAGCCAACAATTTCTTTATTTTTCATTACCAAAAAATATATATCTTTTTTCTAAATTAACAATATACCCCTGAACAATGTTTTTTACCATCTAAACCAGGCATTGTTCCTTTACAAACCTGTATAGCATAACCATTAGCGTACGCTGATGGATAAACTTTGAATTTAGCTTTAGCTGCTGCTTTACCCCTTGAGCAAAGTTTTGTACCCGTTTTTTTCTTACCCTCCAACATAAAAGGTTCTTCTTTATAATTTTTTCCTTTTATTTTATTCATCATAAAATCAAAAACTTGGTCTAAGTTTTCTTTGGCAACTGTTACGTGGTCTGCAGCCCAATCATGTCCATCGAGAATAATTTCATCAACAGTATCATGGTCAAGTTCTAATAGTAGATTTGCTTGACGTATTAATTGTTCCAAATTACTGAAAAACATGTAATTGGGTAACTGTTGTTCATAAAGAACTTTATGAACAATTCTGTTTATATCTGATTCGTCTATTTTAACTATCTTTTTCATTTACAACATTAAAGGTTAATTGTCTTTTATAGGTATCTTTTTCACCTGATGAATTTACCTGAATATCTACATAATATTGATTAGGAATTTTATCTCTCATATCAATCATAAAATAATATTCGTTTGGGGTTCTGTTTATCTGAGTCCAATCCTGTACTTGAACCTCAGTTGTTCCCTCTTTTACATAAATACGATAAAAAGCTGATATTCCTTCTAAAAGTTGTTGACCAGTATAAGATTTTTTTATTGTCACACCAATCTTTCTGATATCAGAGTTTATAATATTCTCGTTTTGTAGTATTCCATAAAAATTGAAACCAAATTTGTTTGGTTCTTGACTATTGACCCCTATTTGCACACCAGCGCTATACATCTGTAGTACAAATTGATTTTTTATATTTGGTATTGATTGACCGTTGATTCTTAAGTTAGACCAAACATCGTAAAACGTACATGGCGTTGGAGAACCAGTAAAAGAGTTAGGTATTACACATTCATAAACACCTCTTGTTCTTTGACAAGTTGTCAATCCTGAAAGATTATTATAGAGTGTATTATCTCTTTGATATACTGATACAAGAGGTAACTGGTCCAAATTTACTGTATCACCATTTTGGTAAACATACAGATATAATTTATTAGTTTGGTTTTTTAAAAACAAATTTCTATCGTCTTGGATTAGGTCATTGTAAGTAGTAAGTAAGAATGGTTGATAAAAAGTTTGGGTATGTCTGGAAAAAAAGGCAACACTGTAACTTTCTGTAAGACCTGTGATGTTTTCAATAGCAGGTAGATATGCCAAACCCCAGCCAGTGTAACCTGTTATGGTGCCGTTTAATATATTATTTATCTCATTGCTCATATCCATATTTAAATCCTCATTACCGAACTCAAAGTGTTGGGTCGCTATAATAGTAAGGCCAGAATAATTGACTAATCCTGTGTTTCTATTGTTGTATAATCCTGGCTCTGACCAATTGGATATAATTTCCCTTTGGAACCAATTAGATGGTCTTGTTGAATATGCTCTTGTATCTACATAAGTTAAAGGAGTGGAACCTCCAACAGCTGAGTTTTTTGCTAAGTTGAAGTCATTGTAATCGTATCCTACTCCCTCGTCCCATGGTTGTAAATTTCCTGTAGCACCTGATGTCTTTGGTATTCTGAAAAGAATCAAATCAAATGAGCTGGCGCGCCTCCTATCATTTGACATGAAAGTGTTGAGGAGTTCATTATCAAATGACGATGTATTTGTCATTTTGAGTGTATGAGTCATTGCAGATGTGCACCCTGTAGATATTACACCACTTTGAATATTCCCTACAAGTAAATCCAAATCCAAATCAAATAAAATTCTTGAGAAACCAAAATTGGGAACAGCTAAAAATGAAGTGCCAAAATTCAATTCCGACACTGGATTCCTACCTGTGTTGACATAAGAATTTGAAACTATTGTGTTATTTTTATCTACATATGACCTTAAAATTGACATCAAACTTTTTTAATAAATATCAATTAAGTCGGATATTACTATTTAATATTTTTGTAGTGGCTTTTTGTATTTCTGTCAAAATGTTATCAGATGTTACACCATCCTCTGTAACATCAACAGGAGGTAAACCTGGATATGCGTGGGTGTGTGTAAGTAGAAATCTAACTATTAAGTTAATTAATTCGAGTAGTTCTTCACCTCTGACCAATGATGATGTTTTTGATTGTATATTTTCAGTAAATGCACTTGGGGGTATACCGTATATTGTATCGGCAAAGTTTATTTTTTCTTTGTCTCCCAAGGAGTCTTGGCTCAGAAGATAAATTTCTTGACCACCCAAGACCGAGTATGTTTTGGGGACTGATTCAAACTCTGATGCGGTATACTCCACTATTTCACTTTGAATTGGAAGACCTACAGTATCTTTTTTCCAAATAAGTCCAAATTGACTATCAGAAGTTGCGGTCTCATCTGATTGAATAAGTTTTATTCTGTTATTGAAAGATTCTAAGTTATCTTTTATTGTTTGTTGAATTTCTGTAGCGGGTGATGAATCCGAAATAAAATTATATACAAATTCACTTGGTCTGAAATAAATTGGAAATTTGTTTTGGTTGTCAGAAAATAGTTGTCTCCCATTAGAAGCAACATTCTTGTCATTACAATTTTTAATAAAACTATTAATTTTATCAACTACCTGTTGAAATGTGAGTGCAGTAAAATCCTCTCTATAAATCAAAAACTTATTGGACTCAGGAATTTTTGTGGACACCTGAATGTTCTTGGTATCGGTAGAGGATGATTGTTTCAGTGAGTATAGATTGATTGAACCTGTAAAACTATTTTGCGTATTTTCAGGATTTAAAATAACCCACTCGATTAAATGTTTTACAAATAAAGTAATTGGTTTGGACGTTATTTCTTTCTTTTTTGTTTCCGATGTTTTGGACCTATCAAATATTGATAATTGTAAAAAAGCTCTGTTATTATTTGGTGGTGTGTCGATATTCGGGGGTGGTGTTTGGGAGTATTTACCAGCTCTTACCAAAACGTCATTCTCTTTTAAAATTACGTCTGTGCTTCCTCTACCTAATAGTGCGTTATCACCAGGTTCAGGATAGATACCCTTCAATACATTTTTTGCCGGCCAAGTTCCATTTTGATTTTTAATGTTTTTCGGTGGCTTGAACTGCATTCCCGTACCTGTGAATTTAGCCCCACCAGAATTCAATGTGTTAAATGCGGAGTTTGGTGAGAAGAAATTACTCTGAACATAGTATTGGTTTTGATATTTGAAATCAGGGTTTACAAAAATTACTTGAATTAATTCACCCTCGTTGGGTACCTGATAAACGAAGTAAGGTAATAATGGATAAAATACTAAGGGGTCTCTCTCTGTCCATATATCCTTTTCCTCATTCCAGTTTGGTGAAGTTATGGACGCTATAACATCAGGAAAGTTAATTACATTAATCTTGGCTCTGACCCTTCCTAACATTAGAGGGTCTTGATTATTCAAAACAGTACACTGATAAAATATAGGCGTCATTATTTATTTCTGTTTTGATACTCCTTTAGGATGTTATTGTATAACAACTCTACATTATCTAACTCTAAAGTCAAATTAATAATTTGGGCTTTTTTTATTTCGAAGTCTGTCGACAATTTATCCATCCAATCAATTAATTTATTGTTAGGTAAATTTTTTAAATTTTGAAGTTGTTCTAATATTTTATCGTATTCCTCTTTTTTCATAAAAGATTATCTT